CACCACGCATGATATGTTCCTTGATGAACCGATCCGGATCATTGGTTGTTCGCCATTTTTTCTGGACGGGATCATACTGCTTGACGTTGTTATAACGTTGGAGTTGGACAAAGTCCTTATCGCCTGAAAGGATCAGGATCTTTTCATTGGTATCACCATAGTTCATGGTCAAGGTACCAATGATATCATCGGCCTCTGCACCATCGATATGGATAACCCGATACGGAAAGAATGTCTTGAGTTCATCACGAACACGGTTCAGTGATTCAAAGATCTGAGTCCAATTAAGTTCAGACTTCTCACGTGACTTCTTACGATTAGCTTTGTAGTATGGGAAGATTTCTTTGCGCCAGTTATTTCCGGCATCGCATGCGATAATCATTTCACCGTATTCATTTTTAAATTTCTGATTATACGAACGAATAGAGTTCAGGATCATATGACGAAGAAGATTTTCTTCGATCTCTGTATTGGTGTGATTGCCTAGTTGCATCATCAAATTAGAAATCATTACTTGGGAAAGGTCAACAATAATCATATCAAATTAAAGAGTAAATTACTCTTCCTCCATATCAGTTGGCAACGTATAGGTATACGCAACCGTTTCATCTTCATTGTAGTTAAAATCAAATACATTCTCAATCATATCATGGAATGGATGTTCAATGTTAAAGTATTTATACAGCAAAGCTTTGCTGGATTCGACAATCATTGAAACATCTTTGATATACTCATGTTGATCAACATCAATACCGTTGGCCATAAAAACACCAACCAGCTGTGGGATCATACTACCCACAATTTCATCAGCATGTTCACGGCGCAGGCGATCAATGTTATCAACCATCTCCTCGAGAGATTGAGGTGGTGCGTTGAATTTTCCCTTAGGGAACTGAATTACATTGTCCGTCACTTAATAACCCTTAGTAGAACTGTTTGTTCATTAATTCGGCCATTTGGCAAAGAAGGAGTTGTCTTTAGGTCAGACATGAAAGACCTTATAGCTACTTTCCCAGCTTTCAATAGCTCGGCAGTAGTGATCTCTGGCTTCCTCAGAGATTTCGAGACACTCAATTCGGTATCCCACCCAGTGAGAGTCGTTCCCTTCACTTGAATACCCTGTGGACTGTGAGTCACATACTGGGTCAGTTTCTTGTACTTTGTATTGTACACCCATAGTTGATTACACCCTACAATTTCAGCCGGATGAACTGAAACGATTTTCAATGAAGGCTCTTCTTTTTGGAACTTCAATCCCTTGACAAGATCAACTGCCGATTTGGCTTTCTTCTCACGAGGCTTACGGATCTTAACTGCCTTCTTATTATTTATGAAACGGTCACAGTCATCGATCAAAGATTTGTAGAACGATTTCCACCGCTTCAGATCTTTACCATACGATTCCTTAACCTGTTCATCATCCATCTCTACCTCTTCAAATGCTGGAAGATAGTAGGCACGGATAGAAGAAGCAGCCACTGCAGTTACTTCATTCTTGATAAAGAAGTCATACAGTGAGAAGGTACCACCGAGCATGACGTGGTCGATCTCTTCTTCAACCATCTCAATTAGAGTAGAGGTACGCGCAGCTACACGGGCCTGGATATTGATCAGAGGCTTATCAATCTCATCTTCTACGGCTGTCTTTGAGGCAAGACGATATAGATCATCAATACGGTTGTTGAAATAATTCATGGTGCTTTCAGATAGCGTATTGCCATTCATCAGCATGCGAGCGATCCAACCCATAGTAGTTGGTACTGCATGCTTAGGACAACGACGCACGTCAGCGATGGCTGCTCGTTCGAACCCGGACTTCTTCATGTGCTCCAGGAGCCAATCACGTGCCTGATCAGCCGTGTGCATGTAGTTGTACCAATTCAGAGCATCACGATACTTACCGGAATCATTGCCATCGACAACAATCGGTTCTTCACCCATATATTGCCGATCGACGCCCATGATCTTGGACCGGGTGATTTTCTTAGGTTTGGCTTTAACCCTGATAACCATTTTTGTGTTATTCCTTAGCAGTTGATATTATCAACCTACCACGCTTTTCAAATAATGTACACAACTATTTTAGTTTGCCCACTTTCGCATACGAATATATTTTGCGATCATGTGCATAATTGCCTGATGAACATCTTCGACTGCTTCATACTCTTGGACATTAACATGGATACCAAAGTCTGCAAGCTCTTGAGTTTTGCCACCTTCAAATCCGGTTAAGGCAATGACTGTCATATTCAATCCCAAAGCAACTTCACATGCACGTACGACGGATGGAGAATTGCCAGAACTGCTGATGCTGATAAAGATATCATCAGAATCTGCCAACCTTTCAAGTTGGTATGCATAGACCTCTTCGTAACTGATATCATTCGAGATAGCAGTCATCAGTGGAGTATTATCAGCCAACGAGATTACACGTGGTTTGAAGTTGACTGCAATGTCAGAACTGCCCTTGGTATAATCACATGCCCAATGTTGGGCAATAGATGCCGATGCACCGTTGCCTGCTGTGTAGATTCTTTTTCCAGAACGGATAGCATACAAGATTGCATCAGCAGCCTGTTGTAGTATATCAAGATCGATTGACTTAAGTCCGTGTTCCACGGTTTGACAATGTCGTTGATATATGTGATAGATATTAGTCTCGGTAGACAACTTTAGCTCCTTCATGTGAGATCGCTACATCCAGACATACGCGATCAGAAAATTCATGTCTGATTCCTGAGCGGTTGTCAGTCAGCGCTAACATATATCCACCCCCGCCTGCGCCCAACAATTTCGCCCCAAATGCTCCTGCATCCATGCAACGATTGTACATACTATCTATCTCAGAATTCGTGATTCCACCGTCCATTTGTTTTTTTAATTGCCATGCAACATTAAGTTGCTTACCATACTCATTTGGATTGACCGGCTGTGATGATTCCATATCAGCCATGTGAGATAGTTCTCTGATACAATTTTGCTTGGCTACAAAATCAATATTATCAAGGATCTTGGCAGCATGGCGTTCAATATTGGTAGGAATCAAAATCATATAGTGTTCGATATTATTGGTATCTAACCGGCGGACAGATACCCTACCATCACTGAGTTCATTACCGTATTGAATATAATTCATACCACCGAATGCAGATGCAAACTGATCCTGCATGCCAATATTCCACTCACACATCTCAATTTCAATCCGGCATGCAGTTTTAGCAATAGAATATGGATTCGTATATTCATATCCAAGATGTGCCGATAGTGCTTTAACCAGTGCACATGTAAATGCAGAGGATCCGGCAAGACCTGTTCCAATAGTTGGCAGGTCAGCAAAGGTTGTAATTTCGATATTTGATTTAATATTAAAGAACTTCAATGCGTTCTTTACGATCTCATTCTGAAGATCCTCAATATCGGTGACACATTCTTGCTTAGAATATGAAACCTTGATATGATCATGTGGTGTATACATGACTGCCACATAGACATATTTGTCAATAGCTGTTGAGATGGTAGATCCACCCCATGTGAGGAAGTGGGCCGGAATATCCGACCCACCCCCGAAGAAACTAACCCGCAGTGGGGCTTTTGATAAGATCATTTAAACCCATCCCTATTTCGCCAGAAACCTATAATACCACCAACAACTAAGATACACCCTACAATAATTTGACCGATGACCATAATCGTATTAGGTTCCACTATGTTGTTCCTTCAATGAAGCGATCAGACCCTTCCACTTGGGAATGATAATACTATCCCAGCCGAATCGGGTATCTGCATATTTTTTGGTGAAATCGATCAACATACTCAGATCAGTCGACTTGACAGTCTCGATGGCATGTACCAAGACCTGAGCAAACACGGATGCATGCAAATTGATATTTTCGTGATCACCATCATATTGAAACGTCAATCCGCCTGATGTATCTGGCAGTGCTGAGAAGTTAGGATGAACTGCTAAACAACCAGCTGACATAGCCTCGATAAGACTACGGCACGACGTCTCCGGCCAGATACAAGGATACGCAAAAATGTGAGCTCGCTGATAAGCTGCCCGCACTGTTTCTTGATCAGCCCAACCATGATAGTTGATTTGTGGGTGGTTTCTACACGCTTCGAACAAAGGTTCATATTGCCTGTCCCGTCCTTCCCAATTCTTTCCGTAAATACCGAAAGAACTGAAAACATCTAATTCGATGTCAGGATATTTATCTGCAAGCGCAATGAACACCGGTACAAGAATTTCTAACCCCCGGTGAGGTGTCGAAGTATAGATGAGTCGAATCTTTTCTTTTGGTTTATCAACGAGTGGAATTGGCTCGATACCAGTCTCAATGACTGTTGAGTGCGAACTATATGGTACACCAAGATAGTCACGATATTGTTGATACTGCCAATTACTGCTGAAGACCAACTTGTCAAAGCGACTTCTAGAAGATGCATCTGCAAGGTGCGAAGCTTCCGGATCTCCAGCGAGATCATGCAGATGGTAAATTCTAACTCTGTTAGGATCCAGTTCACGTACTCGTGCAGTGATAATCTGTACACCATCCAACTCTTCACGCGTAAGTCTATTGAACAAACCTCTGGTAGTGATTTCAGTACCACCATTTGACTCCTTATTCAGTTCGTTCAATTCAATCAGGTCTTCATTCATAGTGTTAGCCATCTTTCATTGTTAAGTGTCCAGTCTACCACCTCTTCAAGGCGTTGATCAACAGACTTTGGCTCCCATCCCATGAATTTCATCTTACTGCCATCAAGCGCATAACGAAGGTCATGGCCAGGACGTTGTGAATGGAAGTCGACCATCTCATACTTGAGTGTCTTACCTTGGATGTCTGCAATCTTCTGGGCAAGTTCAAGGTTATCTAGTTCAGTTGCACCGACGATATTAAACTTCTGACACTTGGCACCACCATAATCATTGTCGAGAGAAGAGATGTCATAAGGAAGAAGGAACATCAATGCATTGGCAACATCCTTGGCATGGATATAGTGGCGTGAACCTGCCTTAGTCTTCTCGGCATTTGAATGGATAGTAATAGTCTCACCATCACGGGCCTTCCTGATACACATAGGAATGTACTTCTCAGGATGTTGACGTTCGCCGAACACGTTCATCGTATGGGTAATGATTGCCGGCAGCTTGTATGTATTCTCGTATGCAACAACCAACTCTTCCCCACCTGCTTTGGATGCAGAATATGGATTGGTCGAGTTGTACCGATCATTTTCCTTATACTTGACACCTTCTGGTGCAGGTCCAAAGATCTCATCTGTTGAAAAGTAGATGAAGCGTTCAAGATTATCTTGTGTGCGAGCGAACTCAAGAATATTTGCTGTACCCACGACGTTGTCAAGGATGAACTCCATAGGATAATCAATTGATCTGTCGACATGTGAACCTGCTGCTAGGTGTGCAATATAATCAACCTGACCAACAAGTGAACGAATCTGAGGATTCAATTCTGCTTTGAGATCGTGGTGTACAACCTTAATACGGCCGTGCTTATCATTCTGTACAACCTCTTTAAGACGATTAAGATTGCCAGAGAAATCAAGGCGATCTAGTGTGACGATATTCCAATCGGTCTCATTCAGGATCTTCTCAATAACATGATGTGCAATAAACCCGGCACCACCAGTAATTAGAATAGTTTTACTCATCAAAATATGCCTTATCATTAAAAGCTTTGTCATCAATCCAAATATCATACGTTGGCTTGCCGAGGCGAAGCTCGTGATATTTGCATCCCCATTCATTTAGTTGTTCTGTGGTAAGTTCTGTCCAGTCTATGCCGGATCCGGAGCCTCTTGCGGTCCAATAGATGATAGTATGCCCATCATCATATAGTTTATTTATATGAGCAATCCGTTTCTCATATGGACTGGATTGCTCATATACATGGATACCATATACGTATGGGGTTTTACATATCGTCTGATCAATGTCAACGATATAGATCATGGTTCGGCAGTAAATCCAATAATCGAATCGAACCGAAATGACCTCCATCCTTCGTTTTCTAGATCCCATACGACTAGAACTGAAGGATTAGGAGTCTTCTTTTGTACAGCTTCTTCAATATCAGTCTGCACTGGAAGAAGTTCTGGTTTGAGCGTACAAAGCATGCGCCGCTCGGTACCATCCTTCTTTACAAAGACTACTCGAACTTGACCTTCATGTAGAATTGTTTTGATATAATCATTCTGCCAAGAAATTGCGTCCGGCGTCTGTTCCGAACCATTCTGTAAGTTTGTCGAATCCACCAATTTGATCTCCATTAATAATAATATGTGGTACAGTTCTCACGTTAGGAAATAGAGATACAAAGTCATCACGTTGAATATCATGACCGATCTTTGTCTCATTATATTCTAGCCCATGTTGTTCAAGCAATGCTTTTGCTCTGACACAGTATGGACAGTTATCTTTTGAATATACAATGATATTACGAGGCATCTGCTGGCTTACCACCAAAGATATTTGCACCAGATCTCTTAGGATCACCATATACACCGTTTGCACGTACGCGAATATACTGACGATTGCTTTCACCGGTAGGAACGGTTACCCACGGATTCTTGCCCTTCTTCCAGGCCTTAAGTTTGTTGAGTGCCTTGTCTACCAAGGATACATCACGAGCAACTGCCTTAAGTGTCGATGATGCTACGTTCGAATGAACACCGTTAGAAGTCTTCTTAGAACGACTGCGTTTTTTACCCATATTATTCCCTCACTTGTTGTTGATTAATTAAATATAACACGTAATATGAATATTGTACATACAGTCCAGAAAATATATTTCCACTTTATAGGTTTTGATGATCTAGACGATCTCGTTTTAATTACGTGGGTTTTTGGTTTGGTTTTTTTGTATGCAGAGTCAGAGTTACCAGATAAAGATTTGGTAGATCTATAACCATCGGATGATGTCTGAGTAAGGTAAGACTTTTTCTTACCATTATTCATGTTGGTCGATGTAGTAACTCTACTACGACCTGATCCATTACTAGTCGACATTGTTGTCGATTGTTTTGACCCATTGCGTGTTTTCGTAGTGGTTGTACGATGACTACCACCATTACTACTCTTGGATGTGCGTTTATACGCCATTATCTTTTATCGTGATCCAATAGAGTCAGATCGTGTTCTCTGTCAATATACTTATATTCGATCTTGGTTGGCTCAAATAATTCGATGGCGGCAAAGACGTCATTAATATCTAAAGTACTACAAGTATATACATCCAATTGCATCAGAGCTGGAGAAACCTCATCCCATACATGCATAGCAATATGACTGGTCTCGATAATAGTTACCGCAGTTAATCCTTGGTTACCTACCATATCAGAATAGATCGCATATGGTCCCATCAGAATATTCATGCCGATAGTATCGACAAGCTTCTGCATCCACGACTTAATATCATGTGGTGAGAAGGGAGGATTGTTTAGTTCTGCTCTAACTATTAGATGCTTGTGCTCGAGTACTTTGTTGGTCACTTCATGGTGTCTCCGGTATATTAAAATGTAATGCTTTTACATGACTGGCCTGAACCTTGGCTGATACCCAATTGTTATAATAGTTACCATCGAGTACAGCATCAGTTTCAAAAATTAATTTTGCTTCCCAGTAATTGCACTCACCCCGGGTTTTACAAAGTCTTAATATAGTGCGTTTAAAATTGTCACGACCATAGATTTCAATATCCTTGGCCAGTGCAGGAGAAGATCCATAGTAATCGGCCCAATCAGATTCTACTCGAATCTTTTTGCGTTTCTTATTGACAGTCTTATATCCAGCTTTTGTTAGATATTTTCTACCAATATACTTTTTGCCGTTTACTATGTTCTCAATAAGATATATGAATCCATACCATTGGTCATCATATTCAAATTCTTTGTCTTCATATAACCATGCCATAGATCTATACTCAGTTGTAAAGATCTATTTATTCATCAAACTCTTCGACATATTCATCTAGAGGTTCATCAATATCTTCACCACACAGTGGACAATAAGTTATTGGTTGTAATGAATCCGTGATGACTCTAAATTCTTCTTCGCAGTTTGTGCAGGTTATCCATTTCATTATAGTACAAAGTCCTTAAATGTGTCTTGGTCGACATCTTTTTTAACACCACCGTTGATATAACTGGTGATCTCGGTTTCTTGTGGTGCAACTTGTACATCAGATCCGGCAATCCATTTCTGCGTCCATGGCAGTGGATTAGATCCTGCTTTACCATTCAACCCAATTGCACCCATACGCTTTGCAGCAATATGATCTACATAATCACACAACAACTGCTCATTCAGACCGATCATCGACCCGTTCTGAAAAAGGTAATGTGCCCAGGTTTTTTCCTGCCGGACAACGTTATAAAATAACTCGATACATTCATCCCTTGTCTCTTCTTGTATGCGAGCAAAGTCTTCATCCTCTTTTGGTAGAACTTTGAGGAGATTTTGAGTTGCGGCAAGATGAACGTTCTCGTCCCTGGCAATGAGTTTAATGATTTTGGCATTGCCCTCCATCTTTTTGACTTCAGCAAACGCCCAAGAGCATGCAAACGAGACATAGAATCTTACTCCTTCTAGAGCATTAACGGCATTGAGACACATCCATAGAGCCTTCTTGTGATTGTATTGCGCATCAGGACTTTCTTCATAAGTTTTAGGTAGAGCACCATGCGCATTATTCATGAATATCAACTCATCATAATACTTACTGATGTCCTTGGCGCAATCTACAATTTCAGAGATCTCCAACATTTCGTCAAAGACCTTGGAAGGATCAGAATAGACGTTACGAATGATATGAGTGTAGGAACGGGAATGAATCGTCTCACTAAATGCCCAAGTCTGGATGAAGGTTTCCAACTCAGGAAGTGAAACAACTGGGAGAAAAGCCAGAGATGGAGCTCTGCCCTGTACAGAATCCAATAGAATCTGCCTCTTAAGATTGCTAGTGAAAATATGTTTCTCATGCTCATTCAGTCCTTTAAAGTCTTTACTATCACGGGACAAATCAATTTCTTCAGGACGCCAAAAGAAACCTAACTGTTTTTCAGTAAGCTTTTCGAAAATATTATAACGCTGTTTATCATACCGTGCAATATTAACCGGATCTCCGAAGAAACATGGCTGTTGTGTTGCATCAATCGTTTTATTAGTGAACACACTCATGTAATAATAACCTCGGCTTCTGTTTCAATTACGACTCTAGCACCACATGCCAGTAGTGGCTTATCATTGCCACCATAAATTACTCGACTCGGTCCAAGAATTTCAACACTATGACCATATGTATTCGTTCTACCATCTTTAACCGTCAACACCGGTTCATTAGTACCGTGTTTTTTGTTGGCTCTAATTTTGTGTTGATTCACATGGATATATTTCATTACCAATCCTTAGCTTCTAGCCATTCAATTTGATGATTTGCGATGGTGCGATGTATTGTGTCACCAGTAGAGGTATTTTCTAATACTAAACTAACTCGGGTAGATGGAGGGTGTGAAGAATATTCAAGCACCTTATAAACGATATTCAAATCGTTCCAATCATCCGAGTTAAGTTTAATATAATCCATTTCTTAATTCCTGTACATCAAATTTTGCAACTATTACGAAAATCTTTCCATTCTTGGTCATGATTTGGAATCCAACCTTGACGAAAATATTTAACTAAATTTGAATGAGTCATTTTATATTTTTCATTAAAATGTCTAGCCATAGCATTTTGACCATGAGGCATACCACAATTTATCCACCAATCAAAATACTTATCTGCATTTTTCCACATTTCTTTAGTTTCATCTGTAGATCGCGGATGCATCCAAGGTTTAATATTAAACATTCCATTTTTAGAACCGACATTTACGTTATTTAATTTCATTGCATTACTAATATTAGCTTTACATTTTTCAGATAGATTATATCTGCCTTTTCTCTTTTTATTAGCTTGCCCATTTTTATTCGGATTATCTTTTATCATAGATTCTGATAATCGTCTTCTAACCCAACCATATAGTTTATTATTAGTCCGATTAACACACATCATATTAGCAGCATGTATCAGTTTAGAATTGTCAGAATATATTTTCACTAGAAGTTGATGAGCAACATAGTGTTCTTCTGGAGTAAGATACACTAAATTATGTTGCTCATTGCTTCCATTCATACATCTAGGTATAATATGGTGAATCTCATAATATACTTGACCTGTAGTTAATCTATTTTTCCCTCTGTCCATAAGAGAATTATATATATTTTTATAATCCATTTAAATACTCTTTTTATATTTTGCAAGAGTATTTATATATTTTACAACTTACAGGATTCACAATCTTCTTCATCAGAAGCGCCGGCAGCAAGAGGTTTGTCTTCCATCTCACCGGCTCCGTCGTTCGTATTGAAGTAATAGAGTGTTTTACCACCATACTTATAATGCATCAAAACGTGCTTGATCATTTCAGACATAGGAATCTTGCCATCTTCATAATGAGCAGGATTGTATGATGTATTAACAGAGATGGCTTGATCGATGAACTTCTGTAGAACCGCCATGATCTTGAGATAACCTTCAGGATTCTTTTGATCCCATAGTAGTTCATACTTATTCTTCAGTCGTTTGATCTCAGGAACAACCTGCTTCATGATACCATCCTTCGACTGCTTGATCGATACAAGAGCACGAGGTGGTTCAATACCATTGGTTGAGTTGCTGATCTGTGCAGACGTCTCGGCAGGCATAAGAGCCATCAAGGTTGAGTTACGGATACCTACATCACCTGCTTTAACCTGAAGAGCGTTCCAGTCCATATGATAGATAGGTTTTACGAGTTCATCAACTTCTTTCTTATATGTATCGATCGGCATAATACCATAACCGTACTTCGTCTCATCAGACTTAGGACATGCACCAAATTCCTCGGCCAGATCTACCGATGCTTTAATCAGATAGTACGACCAGGCTTCAGCATACTCGTGAACCAGATCCAGATTAGGAGAGGAATAAGAGGAGTCATTGCGAGCAAGCCAATAAGCAAAGTTAATGATACCCACACCAAGAGGACGACGGTTGCGAGTACCAATTTCAGCGGCTCTAACAGGATACGATTGATAATCGAGAAGAGCATCGAGTGCACGGACCGCGATGGTGCAGGGTTTGGCAAAGTCTGAAGGTTTTTTGATTTTACCCCAGTTAATGGCCGCAAGGGTGCACAACGAGATTTCGCCGTCTTCATCGTTAATATCCTTTAATGGAGTTGTTGGAAGTGTAATTTCACAACACAGATTACTCATCTTAATAGGTGCTTGTTCTTTAACAAATGAACCATGATCGTTGACATGGTCGACATTCATCAGATAGATTCGACCGGTGTCCTTCCGTTCCTGCATGAAGGTTGAGAAGAGATCAATTGCAGGGATGGTTTTCTTTCTGATTTTGGTGTTTCGTTCGTACCGCTCATATAGTGTACGGAATTCATCATTCGATGTAAAGAAGCACTCGTAGAGATCCGGTACATCTGCAGGCGAGAAGAGGGTGATGTTACCGCCAGATAGAAGTCTTTCATACATTACCTTATTAAACTGGATACCATAATCCAGATGACGGATGCGGTTGTCTTCTGTACCCTTATTGTTCTTTAGTACAAGAAGATCTTCCACTTCGTAATGCCAGATGGGGTAATAGAGAGTCGCTGCTCCACCACGTACACCACCCTGGCTACAACTCTTAACAGCAGATTGAAAATGTTTCCAAAAAGGAATAACGCCAGTGTGACTAGCATCCCCAGCACGTATAGGAGATCCAATAGCCCTAATACGACCGCCGCCAATACCGATACCAGCTTTCTGACTAACATACTTTACGATGCTCGACGTTGTAGCATTGATGGAGTCGAGAGAGTCATCAGTTTCGATAAGAACGCAGGAACTAAATTGGCGTTGAGGGGACCGAACACCTGCCATGATTGGAGTAGGCAAGCTAATATCAAAAGTGCTAATTGCATCATACAATTCCTTTACCCATTTGAGACGATCCTTCTTGTAGTTCTGAAAGAGAGTCATAGCGATCAACATGAAGGCCATTTGCGGCGTTTCGTAGAACTTATTGGTCACACGATTACGGATCAGATACTTACCACGAAACTGTTCCATGGCAGCATAGGTTAGAAGATTGTCGCGATCATGATCGATATAACGATCTAGCTCAATCCATTCTTCGTCTGAATATGCGTCATTTAGTTCCGGATCATAGTATCCTGCACGCATGACAATATCATAATGGACAAACAACGAGATTGGCTTGTAATGACCATAAACTTCCTTACGAAGGTTATAGTTGATCAGTCGGCCAGCAACATACTGGTAGTTAGGAGCTTCTTCGGAGATCAGATCTGCTGCGGCCTTGATCAATGTCTCCTGAATATCGGATGACTTGATACCGTTATAGAATTGGATGTGCGTCTTGATCTCAAGATCCGAAACGGATACGCCACTTAGCCCTTCACAGGCATACTCGGCAACTTTATGGAACTTATTAATATCTAGGGGTTCACGTGTTCCTTCACGCTTCGTAACTTGAATCATCTGACCTCTTTCTCAATCCGATAGTGCCGTCATCAGCGACGGTCCAAACCAGTTCTGTCTCATCATCCCAGCCCATCTCTTCCATGAGCTCATCGGGTAATTCTATATATAACTCGCCATGCTCATCTTCTTTGACAACTACAGAATTAATCATTGTGAGGAACTCCATACAATTGATTCATGACTTTAACTTGATGTGTAATCTGCTGTTCCAACACATGATGATCAATATACAATGGTTTATAGACACCCAGACACTGATCTCTCCATGCAGGAGTCTTATTAGAAACAAATTTAACTGTGCTAATATTAATATCCGGGCGGTGTTCAGCAATCAACGATTTAATTTCATCAACAAACTGCATATGATGTACCATAATAATACATCCATCGGTTGGCAGTGCATTTACCATCGCCGTTGTTCTACCTGTTCCACGGTGATTGTCAAACAGTTCGCGTGTAAATGCCAGTGGTGATTTCATTATGGGAATTTCCTTTACAGTGCAATCTTCGGAGCGTTAATATTATCCAATGCGATCTTAATATCCGGGAATTGTTCCTCGATAATATTCCAGCATTGTTCAGCAACGATGCGATGTTCCTTCTGAGTATCCCACTTCATACGTAGGTCACAGTAGTGGACCCAGCTACGAACGGATCCCTTCATGATGATAACCGATTCGGTCAAACCTTCAGGAAGAACTGCACGTGCCTGTTCCTTAGCGATACCATTTTCAATTGCCCAATTATACCAGCGAAGAGCTTCACCAGATACTAGTTCTTGAGCAACTTTCCAATGTGATTCGAGATCCTTATCATCTACTTCGATCGAGGCTTGACGATTCTTGGTATCCTGGAGTCGGGCTTCTCGTGTAACAAATCCAAGATCCTTTGTTGGATCGGCGTAACGCTGAGAGTATTCTTGGAATGAGAACGACCGATGGCGAAGGATCTGGCGGGCGATATCGCGAGTTGTCTTGATCTCCAGTGAAACATCTACCATCTCCAATGGACTCCAGTGCTTATCGCGAAGTAACGACTGGATCAGTTTTGGGGCAGTGGAATGCTTCTGCTGATTAGCAGGATTGGAAACTCGGGCACACCATCCGATAAGTTCTTGTGCAGTCTTACAGCCGGTGTATTCTTCATTAGGGTGTGTAATACCAACTAAATTCACTTCAATCATTAATATTTACTCCGATCATGATCTTTTTGCCATTCATCATCTGCTAATGCTGTATATGTTACTGCAGATGCTGTAATTTTAGGTTGTATAGGACAGTCTTGGCTTGGGCAAACATAACCCATTGCCCCGGTAAAATCAATGCCACATTTTGTGCAGACAACTTTTGGTGTATCCATCGGTGTTGGCATGAATGGTTGGGACTGAGGTAGTGAATTCCTACCAGCTTGGTATCCATCATCCCAACCACGTTTATAGTCACCAGTCTCACCCATTAACTATTCCTCACTTGTATTCATTAAACTCTTTAACCAGTCGAGCGTGATGTTCTTCATCACAATACAGATACCATTGCCCAACCTTGTCTTGAAGATAATAACCGATAATAGTCATTGGAACCTTATTATCATCAGTCAACCGTTCAATAGAGAATGCATTCATCCTTTTAAAATCAACTGAAACTGCAGCCGCCCGTGCTTTCGCTTCAAGTTCTTTATTGCGTGCATCGATCCAAGTATGAAGATCTTCAACAGTTTGTTCTAGTCGTCTGATTTCACTCAAAAGAGATCTTTTATTAAACAGCATATTAAACTTTTCCTGTTAGAG